GCATTAGCCACAACTTGCACTAATTCTTGTCTTTCGTCAAAGTTAACTTTTTGTTGCATGAAGATGTCAGAATATTCTGCTGCATTCCAATCTTCCATTGTAGCTGTTACTTGAGAAAAATCCACATTCAATGGTGTTACGTCTGTTTGTGGAATTCTTAAAGTAGCTACGCCTTTACCCACTTTAGGGAATTTTGCTGTTGAACCCTCAACACCGCGTCTTTGTCTAACTGCACCAACCAATTCAGCTTTCGCTTGGTAAGCCTGTTTAACTTCGGCATCAAATAGGGTAACAAAAGCATTAGATAATCCAATAGCCATTATTGACTCCTTAGTAATTAATAAAATAAATTAATCGCTGTGGTGTGCCAGAGATGTCTGGGCCGTGCTTGCTATTAACGATAGCCAGTCGACAAGACTACTTGCGTTTAAGGGTTACATGAATATGTAATAGGCCTCATTCCCGATTTTACAGGGGAACAAAGCCTATTGTCAAGCGATTTTAGCCAAAATTTTGAGCAAATGCTCTTTCGACTTTTTGACGGTAGGATGGATCAGATTGATATCTAGGATCTGCTACCATTTGATATAACTCATCTTTGGATGGTGCGCCTTCTACTGGGGTTGTTTCAATAGGAACGCGACCTTCATAGGATGCTCGAAGCTTTTCTAATGCAGCAATACCTTTTGCAGTACCGCCCATGACTTTAAATTCTTCAAAGTCGTCTTCACCCCAAACACCTTTTTGAACTAAACCAGATGCCCATTTTACAATGCCATTAATTCTAGCATCAGCGTTAGGGCCTAAAGATTTACGTTCTTGCTCTAAGTTAACTTGTTGAGCTTCTGCACTCAACATGTTTCTTTCTACAACTTCACCAACAAGATCATCTAATGCGGCTTGGCTTACACCATATTTAGATGCCCAGGTCACAACATGGTTGCGTAATGGATCATCTTCTGGGGTAGGACCAAATGCAGATAAATCATAGTTACCATCTGCGGGTGCTTTATGTTTACCTTGAGAGATTTGTTTACGTAAATCCATCCATGATTTAGCAATGCCTTCTAGGTCTGGAGCATCTTCATCTGCTTTCCAAAAATTTTCAGGCCACCAATCGGGACGTTCTAGTGGTTCATCATCATCTTCAGAATCAGTTGCAAATTCTTCTTTTGCTTTTAATTCTTCAGGATCACGATGATCTATTTCTACTTCTTGTGGATTCTCAGCATTAGCTTCTTCGACTTCTGGAGTTGCTCCATCGAGTAGGCCAGTGCTTTCTTGCTCCACACTAGGCTCGAGTGTTTCTTCCATTACATTTTCCTTGCTCTAATTAGCCTTGCTTCTAAGTCCTTCACTATTGAATTTTGTCCTTCACGGTAAAATGCGTAGCTTGGATCGCTACCTGGCAAGGCAACAGGTTGCTCAACGACTGCTTCACGCAGCCATTTTATTAACTTCTCCCCGTCCTCACCCCCTAGGACACGTAAACACAGACGATCTAATTCGTCTCGTTTTTGTAAACCATCACCTTTTTCTAAAGGCAATGCTTGTTCTAAATCTTCCCATCCAGCCAAATTATTCTCCTGTATTATATTTGTTCAACAATGGCCGTTTATTATTATTCTTTATAACTTTAGATGTAGGTTCATCGTCTTGATAAAAAACACTTTTACCTTGTTGTAATCTTTTTTCAGCATGTTTTGATGCAAGATTAAAAATTTTAGCAAACTTACCTTTATTTCTTTCTCTAAAAGCCATACGCACATTTTCTGGACTATCCATTAACTCTTCATCTTTGGCTAGTAAATTTATATCGTCTTGTGTCAGTCCAGGCACTAAAGAAGGTACACGCATTTGTTTAACCGAACCATCAGGCTGTTTTACCTCAATATCAACAGAAAACTCTGTCATGGTTCTACCTGTGTTAGACTTAACAGCACCTAAAAATCCACTCATAGATTTTGGAACCATAGTATGGTATTCGTCTATTAATGGTCTTTTGCCTTCATTTCTAAAATAAGATTCATTTAATTGAATTTTACCCATTTACTACTCCTGTGGTTGTTGCATCATGGCCATTTCTTGTTGCTGTGCCATCTGTGCCATTTGTGCTGCCTGTTCTTTCATGACTGCACGCTCAGTGGGTGTTGGTCGTAATCGTTGTGGTACGCCTAACTTCTCAGCAATGTAATCCATCATCTCATCAATCTTAATGGTCATTGCACCTTCTGGACCAGCACCTTGTGCAATTTGTGCATATTGTAAAATGTTCTGCACATCATCCATATTCTGAGCCATAGCTAATGGAGCTACTGGTGCAATCTTAATCTCTAAACCATTTACTTTTAATGGTAATGCAATGATACCACGCTCATCCATCACTTGCAGTATTTTGGATACTAATGGGATCATGGTTTCATTAATCAATCGACCAAAGGCAGAACCTAAATTCTGTGATAATTCTTTCATACGCTCAACCACTTCTGTTGCTGATCGAGCTGACATATTGTCTGGTGGTAATGATTCATCAAGAAGAATACGTTTGATATTCATACGTAGATCATTCATCACAATGTTAGAGACATTGAAGTCACCCGCACGTGGTAATGGTCTGAGTGATTCACCTTGTGGACCACCGTTACGTGCTACAGGAATAATCGCTCCAGGAACAATCTTAATCGTATTAGGATTTAACACACCATCATCAGCTGCTGTATAAACACCAGCAATGGCTAACGATGCATTCTTTAGTACTAACTCTAATGTTTTATTGAGTGTTTTAATATCAGGTAATGCTGTGATTAATGGACCACGACCATAGATCTCACCAGCTACTTTAGCATAACGTGATACGATCCAAGGACTGTAGTTCATACGTCTATAAACTAATTCTGTTTTAGATTCTTTATGAATCACATGGTAACAATAATCACCACGCTTCTGATCAAATACGGTTGCTTCCACTAACTCTACATCATCTGTTGGTTTTTGATCAATCTTTCTTTGTATCTCTTCTGGAATGTTTGCATCCATCCATTGTCTTTGGATTGATTCACCTTTCATACGCATACGTCTGTATACGTTATCAATCTGACCATTAGCACCTTCTTCAAAAGAAACTAAGTATTGTGGGACAGGAATAAAATTAATAGCACTTAAATCATCACCTGGCTGTATCATCATAACAGCTGTACCAACAGACAAGTCCAGTAAGAACTCACCAATAGCTACATCAAAATTAGATTGTTTTAGTGTGTCAAATAGTTTCTCATTATAAATATCCAATGCGGCCTGAGCTTCTGCTTGACGATCCATTGGAATGTCTGACCCTGGTTCTAATCGACACCATTTACGTTGTGGAGGGAAGATGCCTGACTGCATACGGTTAGCAAATCGTTGTGTCGAGTTGATGGCTGTAGAATCAAACACACGATTCATCTTCTTCGTGCCACCCACTTTACCATCGTAATGGCCATCATATAAGTTACGTTGTGGTAGAGCAAACTCATAACATTCTTCGTATAAGTTTCTAAAGTCTTCTTTCTTAATTAAAGCTTTCTCATGTCTTTTTAAAACATCTTCAGCTTTTAATCTCATCATATCTACCATAACTATCCCTTTTTGTTTTTGTTAGCAAATGCTCTTGCTTCTTCTTTGTTACTAAATCCCCAAGCTTGTAATGCTTTCTTTAATCGTGTGGGTCTACCTTTTTCATCTTTTAAGGGACCAGACATACCAGCAAAGCGTGCAGCAAAGCTGACACGACGGCCGTCAGTCCCAGAACTTTGTGGTGGTTTAAGATCTCCACCATCTTTACTTTCAAAGTGTTTACGTCCAGCTTCATTAAGTCCACCTTTAGGATTCTGATATTTCTTAGCAACCATTATTCATTCCAACTTAATATAATCTCAGCAGCATGAGCATTATTGTTCGTGTCTGCATTGGTTAATCTAAACAAGTAAGTCGTGAGTCCTTTTAATATTAAATTGTTACCACCAGCCTCACCTCCACCGCCTTTTTTACCAAGACCCCCTGTTAAAATTTCTTGCAATACT